CTGGGAACGCAGTGGTCTATGGCAATGCTCAGGTCTTTGGGACCGCAGTCGTCTCTGGGAACGCAGTGGTCTCTGGGGACGCTATGGTCTTTGAGAACGCTCAGGTCGGTGAGAACGCTCGGGTCTTCGGTTCTTCTCAGGTTTCTGGGAGATCTCTGGTCTTTGGAGACACGGTAGTCTCTGGGGACGAAATTATTAAAAATTATTAAATCGTTGATATTCTTTTAAAAAAAGACTTGACATCCTTGACTTCTCACGCTACAATAGGTATGTACCAGTTTTAAGTGATAGATATTAAATAGTTTGTTAAGGGGAATTTCTACATTATGAAGTCTTTTATTGAAGCTGTAAAAATTGAGTTTCCAGATAAGCAAGTCTTCACCAGACCAGAATTATCTGCTGTTGCTGAGAAATATTCTCTACGAAAATCTTTTACAGAGTTTATGACAAACGATTCGAATAAGATTCGTCGTGGTCTCTATAAAATAGAGTCAAATGTAGAATTATCCGAATCAATAGTTAATCTGGTTAAATTCAAACCAGCAGAAAAAATCCGAATCCCACAGTCTCCTCTCTTAGAGAAGAAAACTGAAAATATCGAAAGCATTAATTTGATTCCAGAAAAGGATCCAGAATTTGTTCCTTTCGGTGATTTCAAGCTGCTTAAAAAAGTAGTTTCGTCGAAGACTTTCTTTCCGATCTATATTTCTGGTGAAACTGGAAACGGTAAAACAAAGATGGTTTATGAAGTTTGCGCTCAATCTAAGAGGGAATTAATCAGAGCCAATATCACCGAATCTACTGATGAAGATGATCTGATTGGTGGATATCGTCTGGTTAATGGTGACACGATTTGGCAAGATGGACCTGCCGTAGAAGCAATGAATCGTGGGGCGATTCTTCTTTTAGACGAAATTAATTTGGCTTCTCCTAAGATTATGTGCCTACAGCCAATTCTTGAAGGTAATCCCATTTATATTAAAAAGACCAATATGATTGTGCATCCGGTACAGGGTTTCAATATTATTGCAACTGCAAATACAAAAGGAAAGTCTTCCGATGATGGTCGATACATTGGTTCTAATACCCTTAATGAAGCTCTGCTAGACAGATTTGCAATTAATATTGAACACGATTATCCTTCTAAAGATATTGAAATTAAGATCCTTACAAATATTCTAGACACACATTCTTCTAAAACGGATAACAATATTGAATATGTAGAAAAACTAGTTGAATGGGCCAAGACTATCCGGGACACTTTTGACGCTGGTGGAGTCGAAGAAATTATTACCACTCGTAGATTGATTCATATTCTTCGGTTCTTTCTTATTATTGGTGGTAATCGGGTTCGTGCTATTCGTTATGGAATTTCACGGTTCGACCAAATTACCAAGAAATCTTTCTTATCGCTTTATCAGAAATTAGACGCCGGCGTAGAAGTAGACACCGAGAACTTTAAGAGTTCTGAGATTGTGTGTGAAGAAAATGGAGGTGCTCAATAATATGCAACTGTCCCATCAGGGACAAACTTTTTTATAAATAATGACTGAGGGAATTAATAATGCCATTGTATGATTACCACTGTACTAGAGATGATTGTCAACACTCTTTCGAAAAGAACGTTAAGATGGATGACTGTGATATTCCTTCTACCCAACCTTGCCCAGAATGTTCTTCTATTACAATAGTAAAAACAGTTACATCTGCTTATTTTGGTGATCCTGTACGTTTGGGTGTCACCAAAGCACCAGCGGATTTCCAAAAATATGTTTTAGGTAGAATTAAAGAAGCACACCCACTGGGTAATGTCGAACGAACTAGGTCTATTGTAAGAGAAATTTAAATCTGTGATATTCTTTATTATGAATAAAGGATACTAATGTCAAGAAAACCAAAAACATCCAAAAATAATCTAGAACCAACTATAGACAATTCTTTCTCATTAAAAAGAATTACCCCAATGACTGATGCACAACAAGATGCATTTAATGCGTTTGAAGAGCATTATAATTTAGTTCTTTGTGGTTCGGCTGGTACTGGTAAAACTTTTATATCATTATATTTGGCTCTATCTGAATTAATGAGAAGAGATCGTTCTTCAAAAGAAGATCCAAAAAAGATTATGATTGTTAGATCAACAGTTTCTTCTAGAGATGTTGGATTTCTGCCAGGGACCTTGAAAGAAAAGATGTCAGTATATGAAGATCCTTATCGTGGAATCTTTGCAGAATTATTTGGTAGAGGAGATGCATTTGAAATATTGAAAACGAAAGGTATCGTTGAATTTTGTTCTACTTCTTTCTTGCGTGGAACAACTATTAATGACTCTTACATTATCCTAGACGAATTCCAGAATTGTTCATCTCAGGAATTAGAAACAGTTATAACAAGAGTCGGAAAAAATTCGAAAATATTTTTCTGCGGTGATTGGTCACAGAACGATCTCATTCGCTCTAAATGGGATGTTTCAGGTTTACCATTTTTCATGAAGATTATAGAAAAGATGCAAGAATTCGATATTATCGAATTCGGAATCGAAGATATCGTGCGTTCAGGAATAGTTAAATCTTTCATTATCGCAAAGGCGGAAGTGGAAGACGAGATGTCATCTAATAAATAGGTTATATTTACATAAAACGTGAAGATTTTTAAACATAATAAAATAGATCTACCTGTATTACAAACCCAAGAGGGCAACGGGAGAAGATATTATATTACCCCTGAAGGTAAGTATTATCCTTCCATAACCACCCTCTTGGGACAGTGTTCTAAAGAATCAATTGCATCATGGAAGGCCTCTATCGGGGAAGGAGCTGCCAAAGTAATATCTGATTACGCATGTTCTCTTGGTGAAAATCTACATTATGTGGTTGAAAAATATCTAGATAACGATCCGAATTATTTACAGACCGCCACATCACACTCCAAATATATATTCATCTCTCTTCAGGAAACTCTTGATAGAATCGACAATATCTACACACAAGAAGCTACTTTATATTCAGATACACTCGGTCTGGCTGGCAGAACTGATTGTATTGCAGAGTTCGACGGTGTCCCGTCTGTTATTGACTTCAAAACATCAAGAAAAGAAAAGAAACAAGAATGGATTACTAATTATTTTGTACAAGGAACTGCATATTCCTTGATGTTTGAAGAGATGACTGGGATTAAAATCCGCCAAATCGTAATCCTTATGGGTACACATGATTCCCAACCTTTAATTTTCAGAGTTAACAGATCTGATTATTTTTCAGAATTAAAAAGAATTATGGCCAAATATCTTGGAGCATTGAGCAATTCACATGAAATATGACGACATTAGAAATTTAGCCGAAGTCGAATTGAAAATAGATAGATTTTCTCTCGGTGAAGAAGCAACACGAACTCCTAATATCTTAATGAAATTCTTAGATATCTATAAAACAGAAAAAATAATTCTACATAAGATGAATAGAAAATGTGACGAATTAAAGAAAGAGAAGTGGGAATACTACGCCGGAAAATCATCAGATGAAGTTTATCTTGAGAAACCTTTTGATATAAAAGTGCTCCGACAAGATCTTGACATGTATCTTGCTGCTGATCCAGAATTATCCGAATTAATTTATAATATACAAACGCAAAAAGAGAAGATATTTTATTTAGAGAAAATCCTTAGAGGAATTGAACAACGAGAATTTTCTATTAAAAATGCAATAACTATGATTCGTTTTGATGCAGGAGAGGTTTCATGAAAATTAGAACTTGCAGCGTCATTTATAAATATGTAAATGAATGTGACGCTGAACAATTTTAATGAATCCCATGTAATCATAGACACCGAGCCAGGCGTTCTGCAAGAGTTGTACGAACTCTTGTCTTTCGAAGTTCCGGGTGCAAAATTCATGCCCATGTACAGGAAGCGGCTATGGGATGGATACGCAAGATTACTTAACATCAGAAATAAAACTGTTGGCAAAGGTCTTGCGTATCACATTAAGTCTTATTGTGAAGACAATGGATATAGTTTTAACCAGGAATTCAGCGACGATGGATTCTCTGAAGAGATAGCAGATGCATTTATTAAATCAAATAAGATTCATTCTGCCGATGGTTCCGAGATCGAATTGCGTGATTATCAAATAGATTCTATAAAACATGGCATCTGTAACAACAGATCTATTACAGTCAGCGTTACTGGAAGTGGAAAAAGTTGTATTATCGCTTCTCTAATTCGTTTCTATCACGAAAATACAGAAGGAAAGTGTCTTCTTATTTGTCCAACGACTAGTCTTGTTGAACAATTATATTCTGATATAGGTGAATATTTTCCAGACTGGGATCACTCCACTAAAATTACTAGAATCTATTCTGGTATGGAAAGAGAAGACAAAAGAATTATCATAAGCACTTGGCAAAGTTTATATGATAAACCGACTTCTTATTTTGATGACATCGAAGTTCTCCTTGGCGATGAATGCCATTTATATTCTGCCAAAGAAGTTTCAAAGTTATTTGAAAAATGCGTTAATGCTATTTACAGACACGGTTTCACAGGAACATTATCTGGTGAGAAGATTCATCAATTACAGTTAGAAGGAATATTTGGCAAATCAAGAATTCTTACAACAACTTCAGAGTTAATCAAAAAATCTCAATTATCGGATTTCAAGATTAATGCTCTCGTCCTTTCTTATTCTGATGTCACTAGGAAAGCTTCCAAAGATATCACATATGAAGAAGAAGTAAAATTTCTTATTGGTAATGACAAGAGGAATCGGTTCATTGCCAAATTAGCTGCAAGTACGAAAGGAAATACTCTCGTGTTATTCTCTAGAGTAGAAACTCATGGAGAACTTATCTATAACCTTATTCAGAAATATACTGATAGACCAGTTTATTTCGTTTATGGTGGAACTGATGTGGATATTCGAGAAGATGTAAGAACACAAATCGATGATATTAACGATGGAATTATCGTAGCTTCTTCACAGATATTCTCTACAGGAATTAATATTCCTTCACTTCAGAATATCATATTCACACATCCTTCGAAATCTAAAATAAGAGTTCTACAATCAATCGGAAGAGTGCTTAGATTATCTGCGAACAAAGTCGGACCAGCAATTCTGTTCGATATCGTTGACGATCTACAATTTAGGAATAAGAAGAATTTCGCAATGAAACACTTTTTGGAACGGGCAAAGATTTACGTGCAAGAGAATTTCAATTACAAAATAATTAATGTTTCTCTTGAATCTAAATAACTAAAATTTGATCTTGTAGTAATTCTTCTGCCAGAAGAGCCTTGGCTTCTTTATTTCTGGCCCTGGTGGCGAGTCTTTTGGCTATAGTTTCTGGAGTGTTTTTCTTTCCAAAATTATAATGATTTTCGCCAGATTGGGCTCTAGACATGTTGGCTCTGGTTTCTGGAGTGGCTGTCTTTCCAAAATTAGGAGACGTTCTTCCAGATAGTGCTTTAGATATTTTAGCACTGGTTTCTGGAGTGTGACACTTTCGTTTGCAGCCAGAAGATCCTTCTCCACCATCAGTCAGATTTCTCAGGATTCCAGTTCCTAGATCGATCTTTTCGACCATAGAATGCAATGAGTCTTATTTCTTCAAAGAAGGCTTCTATTTCCGTCAGATTTTTGAAGAGAAGAACTATTCTAGAATCATCGGCCGGACGAAGACTTCGTCCTTTGATCCAGGCTCTGTTACCTGTACCTTTCCCGATATAATATGGAGTCCCATCTTCTCTTAGAAAAGCGTAGACATAGAATTTTTTGGCTTGTTCAGTATAAATAGTTTTAGGCATATGCTAAATTATCCTTAGTATGTGTTCAGAGGGGAGAAAGTTTCTAAGACTTTCTCCCCTCTCGAATATTATTTAGACAAAACTGAATCTCTGGAGAAATAAATATGGAAATAATCAAAATGCCAAAAGCGTCATATGAAAGAATCATTCCGACTTCACTAGAAGGAGCGATGACAGAATTAGACAGACGAATTATGATTACTGCGAGAGAAAATCTAGGGCAAGTTCAGGCTCGTGTCATCTTCAGAGAATTGCTACAAGATTTCATGCAAGGACTAGAATCCAAGTCCTCGTATATAATTCGTCCGTAACAGTAATATCTATTACTTAAAACTGGTACATACCTATTGTAGCTTAGAAAGTCAAGGTAGTCAAATTCTTTTATTTGTTATCTCTTAAACACAGAATTTGACTATTCGTGAAATATATTGTATAATAGTTCTATATGATGTTAATAAATATTTCGATGACTGACGAGAACGAGCTATTACCAAGCATAGAAGATATTCTCATTACAGCTGAAGATCTTTTGCGTGATATCAAAGCTCTAGTTTTGAATAATAGAATGCATTATTTGGAAGCTGTTGTTTATTATTGTCAGAAGAATAATTATGATATCGAAGCTGTTGCAAAGACGATTCCACAATCACTCAGAACTCTAGTAGAGGAATCTGCAAAGAAGCTGAAATTATTCAAGAAAATCCATAATAATAGCAAATCGTTACCAATCTAGATATCCATGGATATGATCGAAACATTTTCTGGATACGATGCATACGTTACTTATCTTGCATTTAAGTTGCATTTTTCAAGTAACACATACGATTTTTTTAAATTTAATGGAAAAACAAAAGCTAATCCATCATCATTTAATTCTAGAAAAGACAAATATCATTTTGAAAAAATAGCTGCTAAAATATCTAGAGAATCATTTATTGAGAGGATGTTAATCGAATATCTAGAAAACACCAATTTTTGGATTAAGGATATCTTAACAGCAGATAACAAAGCAAGACATCTCGCTTGGAGGGGATATGTGGAAAGTTTCCCATACTCTTTCCGCTCAGAATTAGGTAAGATAAAAGAATATTGTCTTCTAAACGAAATAAGTTATGCAGAACTGTTTAAGACAAAGGGAATAACTCACCCTCTAATTTTCAAGATGTATATTAGAAAAACGATTCGTCTTGAAACATTTATTTGCATAGATAGTTTGATTAAAATTTCGGATAAGATGTCTTCTCCAGATTCTCCTCGCGATCCTGTTTGGGATGAGGTTCAAACACTCATGTCTCATTACTTTTCTTTCGTGCAAAAATTTCTACCAGAAAGAAATATACTTAAGAAAACATTTTTAGAAATTTTCAATTGACATACTAATGAAAATAAGTTATAATAAAATTGAGGTGAAATATGGATGAAGATGAAGTAATTAATTTTGATCCTGAAGAAGAGGATACTCCTGAAGATGAAGAATTCGAAAGTGTATTTGACTTAGATGAATTTACTGATGACACAATAGAGGTCTTAATTGATAATGTGTCTAGTTCTATAGATACTCTTGAAAGTATTATGTTGAATATGTATTATTCGTATCAAAGATTGAAAGAAGAAACTGATGAACATATAAATAATTTAGTAACAGAAAATGAGAATTATTGTGAAACAATTACCAAGCTCTATCAACAATTAGCAACTATTAGCAACCAAGAAAAAGAGGAATAATTAAATGAATTTCGCAGATCTAAAGAAGAAGACAAAGAATAATATAGATAATCTAGTAGCCGAATTAGAAAAGATGTCTACAGGTACTAACAAGTATCAAGACAATCGATTTTGGTCGGTTCCGATGGACGAAAAGACAGGAAATGGCACTGCTCTAATCCGTTTACTTCCGGCGGGACGAAACGATAAATTGCCTTGGGTTTCAGTTTATTCGCATGCATTCCAAGGACCAGGTGGTTGGTATATTGAGAATTCTTTAACCACAATCGGTAAGCAAGATCCAATTGGTGAGACCAACCAAGAACTTTGGGCCACTGGTATCGAAGCGAATAAAGAAATCGTTCGCAAGCGTAAACGAAAGCAACAATATATTTCTAACATTTATGTGATTTCAGATCCTAAGAACCCACAGAATGAAGGAAAAGTGATGTTGTTTAAGTATGGCAAGAAGATCTTTGAGAAGATTCAAGAATCAATGAAGCCTGTTTTCGAAGGTGACACTGCGATTGATCCTTTCGATTTTTGGCAAGGAGCTAGTTTCCGTCTAAAGATTAAGAAAGTTGAAGGCTATCCGAATTACGATAATTCTTCTTTTGAAGCACAAACTGCTTTATTCGATGGTAATGATGAGAAGCTAGAGAAGGTTTGGGATTCTCTATACACTTTGGGCGAATTTACAGATCCTAAGAATTTCAAGTCTTATGAAGAATTAAAGGTTCGTCTTGATAAGGTTCTTGGATCTAAGCCTGCCGCCAAGAAGATTGAAGAATCACTACCTTCTAAACCTGCACCGAAGATGGATACCAAGAAAGTAGTCGAAGATGATGCTCCTTGGAAGTCTGACGAAGATGAAGATGATTCTCTGGAATTTTTTAGGAAGCTCGCAGAAGAATAACACACCATTCCCTCCAGGATTAATCATATGTTCTGGAGGGAATACCACTAAATGGACATAACATAATAATGACATGCACAAAAGCTAAAACTATTCTCAAAGAATCAACTAATTATGCAGACAAAGAACTTGTGTGTTGTGATTCTTGTCACGAAGATGCCGAAGAAGGTTACAACGATTATCTATTATTCGGATCCGAACCATGTTGCAATTTAATCGCATTACTGACTATGTCAGGACTCCTGGATCCATAGTTCCCTCGAATAAAATATAGGTCTTTTTATTTTCAGTAAAAACTTGATTTGAGTGTTCCGATAAGGTATAATGGTTCTATATGACATTCCAAGATTTAAAATCTGCTTTTCCTGACGCTACTCTTGAGACGTGGCATGTCCACACGTATGGAGGAGGCTGGGTCGAGAATACTGCTACTGTCGCTGAAACTGCTTACGTTGGTCCTGCCGCAGTAGTCTCTGGAAACGCATTGGTCTCTGAGTACGCTCAGGTCTTTGGGAACGCATTGGTCTCTGGGTACGCAGTGGTCTCTGGGGACGCTGGGGTCTCTGGGAACGCTGAGGTCTATGGTGACGCATTGGTCTATGGGAAGGCTGAGGTCTATGGTGACGCATTGGTCTATGGGAAGGCTGTGGTCTATGGAAACGCTCAGGTCCTTGGGAAGGCTGTGGTCTCTGGGAACGCTCGGGTCTGTGGGGACAAAATTATCGGTTGATATTATCTCAAGTTCTCCTTGATATTCCCGAATGGATAAGGTATAATGGTTCTATATGATAACAACAGTACAAGAAAATCTCGCGAAATTAATGTCTACTGAAGACATCACAGTTATCCAGCAGCCTGAGAAGACCGCTTATTTCGATACCAAAAAGCGAGTACTCGTTATCCCAACTTGGGATAATCTTTCTGATATTATTGTTGAATTATTAATAGGCCATGAGATTGGCCATGCTCTCTATACCAATTCTGACGAGTGGATTGCTGCTCTTAAATTGAGAGAACCGAATGATGTTTTTCGTGATTATCTTAATATTATCGAAGATGCTAGAATTGAATCTCTTGTGAAACAACGTTATCCTGGAATGAAGAAAATCTTCTTTCACGGTTATAAACAGATTCTCGAAAATAAGATAATGACAATTGATAATGTCAAGAATCTGCCGTTAATTGACAGGTTGAATGTCTATTTCAAATTTAATGGAATCTTTTCTTTGTCTCTGAGCGAAAGAGAAGAGACTTATATTCGAAAGATTGAATCTGTAGTTAATTTTAAAGAAGTGATTGATATTGCAATTGAAATCTTTGATTCGGAACTTCACGAAAACCGAAAACGCAATAACTCTTCTCAGAAAAAGGAATCGGAAGAAGAATCCACCGAAGAATCCACCGAAGAATCGACTGACGATTCCACCGAAGAATCAACCGAAGAATCGACTGACGATTCTGGAGATACTGAGAGCGGTTCTGCTAGATCTTCTAGAAAAGTAGATGACGATACTCAAAAAGAATCATCAACTGTAACTGAATCTACAAACACTCCATCGAAATCGCAAACTCTTCGAGATCTAGATAACTCTCTATCAGATCGTGTCAATACAACTGTCGGTAAAATTTTGTATGTTGATATGCCTATACCAATATTGGGGACTATTATCTATCCGTTTGAATCTATTAAAAAAGATTTTGATAGAATCTTTTCAAGTCA